TGTCCTTCCCAGCAGCGGCACTCGGCGCGCTTGTAGTCGGCCTTGCGCAGTTCAGGCCCGACATAGTGGCGGACATAGCGGGTCACCGGCAGGGCGATTTCATTGAACCGATCCGTCGCAATCAGGCCGACCTGCAGGCTTTTCGGGGTCTCGCGCACCGCCGTCAGGATGGCGATAGGCGTGTCATCGAGGCAGAACACGCCGCCCCAGGCGCCGCGATCGACCCAATCGCCGACAATGCCGCGCGCCGTCTCGGCCGCGTCCCATATGCCGACCACGGCCCGCACTTCGAGACGGTCACGGTCGCGGGCATTGTCCATGATGTAGCGCGCCGCTGCCAGGGTCGGCGGGTGCAGGTCCATCACCAATCACTCAGCGGATCAAACAGTTTGTTATCGGCCTGGCGGG